TCTCCTTCTCGCATTAGAGCAGTAATCATAATCTTTCCCGATGTGGTCACCATGCGCTTCACAGTATTTTATCCCACTCCATGATTCCGTTTGATATATACAATCCTTACACCTTATGATTTCAGGCTGTGCGGATGGTACTTGCTTCAAGTACAGTTCGCATTCTTCGGCGATGTCATCGCCGATGCCTTCGTAATTTCTGGTTTTCTTCCATCTATTCTTCAACGCATCAATCGCCGCCTGTCTGTCAATCAGATCACTCATCGTCTTCTTTTCCCTCTCTTGCAACAATCCGTATATTCATCGCTGGTCCTTCTATACGCAGCGCGGTTATCAACTCTTCAATCCACTCAGTGGGAATTGCATCAATGGTCGGTTGTGAATCTATTACCTCTTCTACTTCTGTATTTGAATATACCCCCTCGTTGGAATACGGCCTGAAAAACCACGCCTTCAGTGCATCTGCATCAATCAGCCTCATCACTAGTCACATCCCCATAAATACATTCAATATCTTCTGAACGGAAGAATAGCGGCAGGTTATCTTTTGTCCCCTCTATATCGTATCTTCCTATTTCATCTGTATAGGGGTTTTTGGTAATATTGAATTTATCACACGTTACAGGCAACTCAAAACCGCTTTTAAATCGAACTATTATTTTCACTGTCTTCTCCTTCCAGCTTTTCCCTTAACCAGCGCACATACCAATCGAAGTATTTACCATTACTTCTAACCAGTATCATATGAGTTTCTGGCTTCTCCCTCATCATGGAATCCACAAACTCGATAATTTCACCATAAGTCATCATAACTTATAATTCCACGCCTATTCTACTACTTCTTCGAGCGTTCCGCAGACTTCAATTCCTGCATAAATATAATGATTATAATCATTCGTGAACTTAATCTCAGCAAATTTAAAATCATCGATCATATTGCAGAAAACTCGAAGAGTATCCGCCGCAAACTGAACCTCTTCAATAAAAGAATCCATCTCTTCATAGTTAGATTCAATTTCATTGACGGCTTCCATTTTTTCTTCAACGGAGTTATTTGCCTGCATGATCATCTGACAACGCTTTTCATCAGCTTCGCGCGCCTTCTTCATACGATTGGCCTTATCCTCAAGTTCTTTAACTACATTCATAAGATCATTAAAACTAAACGCGCGAATCTTTTCATACGGACACCAGTCCTGCATTGCCTGGTACATCTCTGAATTTCTAGACCAACTACCAATGGGCGCAAACGTATCATTAACTCTTACGAAAAAACTTACATAAGAACTCATCTTCGTTCTCCTTTCATTTCCACTTTCTATATACATTATATAGAAGTTTTAAGGAAAAAGCAATTTTTATGAAGCTGTTACTGATGATACTTCATAAGAAATTCGTTGGATACAGCTTTAAAGGATTTACTACCATCTTTAGACCTAAATACAATTCCTTCCCGCAGATCATGATCACAAACAGACTCAGCGGTCGCGTAGGCAAGCAACTCTTCAACTGTGTCGGGCATAATAAAATTAGTATCCAGTACGGGCACGCAAGGAATATCCATTTGCTCTTGGAGCAGTTCAACCATCTTCTCGGTTCCCCAGCGGCCGTCCTTAGAAGTAATAAAGTTGAAAGCCATAAAAGCATGTTCAATGGCATGGTAGTCTCTCTTCTGAACACCAGGCCCATAGGTTTCACCTTGGATAGTAATCCATTCACAATCACTAAACTGATTATACAGAAGCTGCTTCATTTTATCGAAGATATGATACTTCTCTGCCATTTCAAGATAAACGTTATTATCATAAAAGCAGGTTTTATCCGACTTATCAAACACTACATTGCGCGAGCACACATAAAATTCATCCTTGCGCGGCCACTTCCCACGTTTCAGGGTGAAAGTAGTAGAAGTCCCATCAATTTTTTCAGTTGCAACCCAAGGCTCTTTGTCTTCCAAAATCCAAGGCATATTCTGCACGCGCTCTTCATCAGTTTTTACAACCCACACGGGCCAGTCGCTCTTTTTGTCCTTCTTCTTACCAAAGAAGACAAACAGTAATTTCTTTCCCCAATCTCGCCTCATAAGCCACCTAAAGAGGCCATGAGAAAACAGCTTGCTATGGCGGCGCGCCATAGATTTATATTTATCCGCAGTAGAAGAAGACTTTCGAATATTGTCTTCTGCGACATAGTATGTTACACCAAGCTGCTTAGTCAGAAAACGAGATTCATCCTCTGTACTATAAATTTCATTCTTTTGACCATTATAAATACTTTTAGAAATTGGATCTGCAATCCACCCGAAATTTCTAGCGGACATAAGAAGGCCTTGTGAAATAGACTTACACATCTTCTGAGTTTTAATCTTATATCCTTTTTTCGCAAGGAACTCCATATTAGTAAAGGGTTCTACTTCCGGCAACTTCGAATCAATCTCAAAATAAATCGCGGGATCTCCTTTATGGAATTCTCCCTTGCCTACAACGACAGTCCATCCTCCGACATGAGCGAGCTCGACACGATCATATCCTTCAATAGAAGTTACTTCATCAATAGTAACAACATACGCCAGCTCTCTTTCATTCTTTGAATTAAGCATAGGATTCTCCCTTCTTTTAACTTTTAACTTAGTTGGTTGGCCCCTAGAGAGTCGAACTCTATGTACCTGTTTATAAGACAGGACCTCAATACCGTCGAGGACAGGGCCAATAAAATTAACTGGGCGCCACCCTTCCCAGTTTAGTATGTACCCATCTCATTTTATACATACCCCATTAAATCTATTTCTTATTTCTTATTTTCTATAAAAAGTATATCAATTTTTTATGTTTTTTTCAAATTTTTTAAAGAAAATCTGTAAAAAAATATCTTCGGAGTAGTTCGGGAAATTTCCAACCATTCCGTAAAATTTTGGACTTAATCCGTCAAAAATCGCATCAAACCTTCTACTTATATTAAATCTATCTTCGAAGAATAGGTTCTGATTAATACTTAAAAAGTCGCTTTTTTCGGACGAAAGTATCATATATAAGTTTTCTTTCCAGTTTTCAAAAGTCTGGAAGTCAACTTTTTGATTAAAAATCATATATGATTCGTTCTCTATGCCAGAACAGAAAAGTAAGTGATGAGAGTTTTTACAAAAGCCGCAGAATAAGGATTCAATTAGGTTAATAGATCTATAGATAAATCTACTATCGCTAATTTCTTCAGAGAAAGTAATATTAGTAGACCAAGACACCTTATGAGAATCTAATATTTTATTGCTTTCACGAATATCCGTGCAGTTATAAATTTCGGATGAGTCTACTATATCTTTACTATAATTTATATTGGAACTATTTTTAACATTCAAGCTATTATAAACTTGAGAACTATTTAAAATGTCAGTTCCAGTAAATATATAGTCACTATCTATAATATTACTTGATTTAAGCACGTGCGCACTGGATTCTACATTATCTGAATCATAGACATACTTTGATTCGAGGTCTATGCCGCAAAGGAAGAAGTACTTCTTTAACTCCTTATCATCTAATGTAAAAGAATCTCTAATAAAATGCAAACTAGATAAAGAAAGTTCTTCGTCTAAAAGGTCAATAACTTTGACTCCAGAAGAGTACTTTTCTCTTATAAGTTTACCTAGTTCAGTTGGTGCATATCTCTCTTCAATCATATTAGGTGTTATCTTCATTTTGATTTGAATTAAAAGGAATTCTTACTAAATTTCCTTCTGTATCCTCCTTATAATCAAAGGGGTATTTTATTTCATTCATTACATATTCCATTCTTTTATTTAAAAGTTTAAGAAACATATCAACTTCTTTCGTTTTAGGGAAATATGGGACAACGTACTTTGTATTTTTCCCCATCAGTTCCGCGCCGAGTCTATCTCGTGCATAGCGAAGATATTGCGCATAGGAAAGGTTTAGAACGCGCGAAATAAACACATTAAATGAACCCATTGTTCCATTAGGAAATAGAAACTTATCATGGTTGAGACGAATAACATATTTATTTAAATAAAAAGGACTTTCGTCTAAGTAAAAAAACTTCTCCATTAAAGTTCCATCTCCTTCCATAAGTCTTTTATTTCTTCTATTTCTTCTTCTGAGAGTACGCACAAATCTCCCCAGTCATCTTTTCTAAAAATAGACGGGTTAAACTCAGGGAGCGGCCCCTCGAACTTTTTAGTGGAAGATTCATCAACCTCTACAAAATTTGGAATAATGTACTTTTTTACCGTCGTTGGCGCGAAGCCAGTTGCGCGCGAAACTGCGGCGTAAGTCTTTAGTTGAAGATAAAGACGATTTATTTTTTGGATGTCAGAATGAGTAACTGTTTTCATTTTTTACCTCTTTTTCTATATATAGAATAGCATAAATGGGTAAAAATGTCAAAATTTAAACCCTTGTAACCTAATTGATTACAAGGGCGTGTATTGTGACGTTTTACTTATCTATTATCTATATTATTGCAAATACTCTCTGGTCTCTTCCTGTGACCAGTAGTAATCACATATTCTAAAGTCATACATGGTTCCTTTCCAATAACGATCTTTAGTTCCTGCAGTATTTTGATAGCATCCAATTAAAGCGGTTTCAGTAATGACTGTCTCGTTGATGTCGGCAGGAAGTTGTTTTTCATCTCCTTGCATTATGCCATCGTTAACTTTATACATAACATTCATACTCTGGCTAGAGAAGTCAATCCGTACTACGACTTTAAGTTGCATTTCCTTTGCACTATAAGATCCAGGAATAGAGGAATTGCATCCCGTTGATGTAGAGTTTACATCTACACTATAGTATCCATAATTTGTTTGAATCGCAATTCCTGGCCACGGATCTTCCTCATGCATACAATGAAGAATGGCCTCTTGTGTATTATTAGATTTATCTAAGCAATCAAAAGCAATTGTAATGCTTTCCTTATTTTCACCCATAAGTTGAAGCCCAGTATCAATAAAAGTGCTGGTTCCATCAAATGCTGTGGGTGAAGAAAGTTGATAAATGGGTTGTTCGCTGATGCCCTTAATGCGGGAAGCAAGAGAAGACCAGTTAGCGTCAGCTTTATAACTATCTACTAAGTCATCAGGGACATAGATGATTGCGCTATTAGTACCACCGAACGCGTTAGCATCATCCAGAGTTACCACCTGATTCTTACGTAGAATTACTGCGGTGAGTGCGGCGCAATTGTAGAATGCACGGCTACCGATACTCATAGCTACAGTGAAATCTGCTGTAGTTAGTTTAGAGCAATCTTGGAATGCATTGCTACCGATACTCGTAACCCTCGGCATGTTTACTGTAGTGAGCGCAGAGCAGCTCTGAAACGCATTGCTACCGATGCTCGTAACTACAGGGAAGTTTACTGTAGTGAGTTTAGAGCAAGTGCTGAACGCATAGCTACCGATACTCGTAACCGCAGGGAAATCTGCTGTGGCGAGGGAAGAACAACCTTGGAATGCGCTGTTACCGATACTCGTAACCGCAGGGAAATCTGCTGTTGTGAGCGCAGAGCAACTCTGAAACGCATTGCTACCGATGCTCGTAACCAACGGGAAGTCTACTGTGGCAAGTGCTCCGCACTTGTCGAACGCACGGCTACCGATACTCGTAGCTACAGGGAAGTCTGCTGTTGCAAGTGCTCCGCACTTGTAGAACGCATAGTCACCGATGCTCGTAATCGTATCACTTGAAAAAGAAGTAATCGTTCTATCTACAATAGAATCAGCAACTGTATCTCCTCCGCCGCCTTCTTTTTTAAGCGTTTCTAACATCCCACTTAAAACAGCGGGATTTATATTATAAGAAGTATGCATAGCATACGCGATAATTTCATCAATAATCATTTCTTCCCCTTAACGGGTAACTTCTGGCAGACCCGTAACAATACTAGTTAATAAACTAACAATCCCAGCTAAAGCTGAAGCAGAAGCAACAGCAATCCAATTAATATCTTCTAATACTGTCGCTACACCAATAGTAGCTAAAGCCGTCTGCGCGACAGTACGAAGCGCGCGGATTCCAGCGGCTTTGAACCATTCTTTATAATTTTGGTTATTGAGTTTCATTTTTATTTTCCTCCTTTATTCGATTCGTGTCTACGCTGATAGTACCTCAACAGTTTAGTTGCGTCCGAAGCGGGCATCTCCGCTTTCCCGTATTCGCAGGTTTTGCACTTGTCCGTAGCGTGGTCAGGGCATTTCCTGCGGAACGGGAAAGGTACGATACTGTACTTGAGGTTGTAGCAGTTGTACGTTACGGAGATGCCGTCTATGGAGAGGGAAATCATTCTGCTTCGGG